TAATAAAACATGGAAAGCTTACTGGGACTCAACCGGCACTCCAATTACAGCCATTAACTTAGTTCTTACTACTGTTGCGAGTATTGTTGGTGAAGTAGTTATTCAAAACAAGAATAGTGTGACTTCGCAGAACGTAATTGGAATTGCGAATTTCGCAGTAAGTGCTTTTACAGGTGCTTCTAAGAATACAGATACTTCAACAACTACGATTACAGTCACTGGTCAGAAAGCTGTAGCTGCTGACACTCTTACTCTTAATAACATACTTGTGGAGATTATCCCATGAGGAAAGTCCTTCTTAGGATTGATTTCTGGGCAGCTTCTGCAATTTTTAACTGTCCGTGGCCGATAACTTTGTCAGCCTATTCTTGGAAACTGGAGAAAGATAATAAATTCTGGGGTAAATTTTGGCGTCCTCGGATAGACTGGCTAATGCTGAAAATTGAAGGGCAGGAAGATCATTGTCATCGTGCATGGAAACATGACATGCATGCTTTGGGATTGGAAGCAGAATGAGCAGCTTCTTTCGTCCCGGTTTTATAAATAATAATTCTATCCCAATCATTCACGAGGATGATGACCAGTTTATTCAAGGTGGGCTGCCAGGTGAACATTATCATCTTTCAGCCGCAGCCCATGCAGCTTTGGTAGAAATTCTTACTTCTAAACTTTCAGCTGCCGAGCCGATGACTTCTCTGACTGGCGAAATCATGTTAGCCAAAAGCGGAGACATCATTGTGCAAGGAGTTAAACTTCCAATAACTGAGGCACCATAATTATGCTGCACTTTCTTGCAATGCCTTCGGATGGTATCCATCCAGTTCATAATTGGGAAGTAGCAGATGCTGCGGCCCTTGCTGCACTTACTCTTGTTGCAACAGATATTGGACGAATCGCTAAACAACTAGATATTGGAAAGTTTTTTGTTCTTGAGCAGATAACTCCGACAGTTCGTTGGGGCAGGCTTGGTTACAATAAAGTTGTATTTCCTGTCGTTTGTTCTGATGAAACTACAGGAATGACAACAGGCGTAAAGGTTACTCTGCGAGCTCCTTTCGCAATGACGATCGAATCTGTAAAGGCTTCTCTTACTACTGCACAAGCAACTGGTGCTCTTTTCACTGTAGATATTAAGAAGAATGGCGTAACTATCTTTACAACAAAGCCAACTTTTGATAATACAGAAAAGACCACTGCAACAGCTGTTACTGCAAATGTACTTTCTACAACAGCAATTGCAGATGATGATGAATTGACTTTTGAAATCTCTCAGATTGGAGATGGCACTGCTAGAGGTTTGAAGATTTATCTTATCGGCTGGGTCTAACAATGAGTCTTATAAATCCTTACATTAATAAAGGCGACCAGCTTTGGAATAATGTTACGCTCTCTTTGAGTGGGCAGTCCTTTCAAGATAAAAGCAAGAATGGTGGGAATAGGGTTGCAACCGTAGTTGGAGGAGCTGCTTTATCCGCCGCCAGAACAAAATGGGGTTCTGGTAATTCTATTCGTCTGAATGCATCTACAGATTCTATCCAATTTGCCCACACTGCAAACGATTGGAATCTATCTCAGAGTGATTTCTGTTTGGAGATGTGGGCTTATTTCGATGCTCTTGTTGTTGGACAGCAGGTTATAAATCACGGAGCTTTTTCTTCTAGCCCTTTTCATAACTGGTGGATTTCTACGGGAGACCCTGGGCCTAGCCCTTCTGGGCGTAGGCTCGCATTTGCAGCTACCAATAGTGCAGGATTTACGTTCCCTAATGCCAGAGAAATGTTGACATCTGTAGATGTACTAACTGCAGGACAATGGCAATTTATTGCATTTGGTAGAACTGGTGTCTTATTTTATATTTGGGTAGATGGAGTAAAGTATACTTATACTGACCCTGCTAACAATGGTGCTTTGAATATGGATATTGATATTTCCAATAACTCTACTCCATTAACAATTGGTGGATTCGTTGGAAATGTGCAGGATGTGCGTTTGACAATAGGTCCAGGCAGTAACAGATATGGAAGTGCTGCTTCCTTTTCTGTACCTACTGCTCCTTTTCCTCAATATGGAAATTAATATGAACATTACTTTTGACATTGCTTTTGATAGGCTTCTTGGTAATGAAGGAGGATACGTAAATGACCCTAACGATCCTGGCGGTGAAACTAATTGGGGTATCAGCAAGCGTTCTTATCCTCAGTTGGATATTAGGAATCTTAGCAGAGACGATGCTAAAGTTATTTATAAAAGAGATTTCTGGCAAAGAATTTCAGCAGATGCTTTGCCTGGATCAGTAGCTTTCCAACTCTTTGATTTTGCAGTAAATAGTGGAATTGAAACTGCTGTTCGTGCCTTTCAAAGAAGTCTCGGTGTAGCAGATGACGGACATTGGGGCCCTATCTCTGAGACTGCTGCTGATAAGACTTCTGAGACTGATATGATCTTTGGAGTTCTTGCAGAACGCCTTGAGTTTATGACGAAGCTTTCAAATTGGCCTAATGCAGGGAAAGGCTGGGCTCGCAGGATAGCAGCCAATCTTCGTTACGCTAAACAAGATACTTAATTTTTAGATTAGGATAAAACATGGAACCAATCTCTGTTGCTCTCTCTCTTGCGCAGTTTGTTCCTTCTATTCTTCGTTATTTCGGTGCAGGAAATGAATCTGTAGAAGTTGCAAATAAAGTTGTTGGAATTGCTACGCAAGTTACTGGCGCGAAAACTCCAGAAGAAGCAATCGCTGCTTTGAAAGCAGATCAACAACTTCAAATCACTTTCCAAGAAGAGGTGATGAAGAATGAAGCACAACTTCAGCAAATTTATCTGAATGATATTTCCGATGCAAGAAAGCGAGACATTGCAATTCGGGCCGCAGGACAAAAGAACATTCGTGCAGATGTTATGAGTGCAGGAGCTTTTTTAGTTGTAGCTCTTATTGTCTTCTGGGTTTGGAGTAAGCCTGACGTGAATGATTATGTTAAAGGAATCATCACTCTCGTCTTGGGGCGCTTCCTAGGTTACACGGATCAAATTTTCCAGTTTGAGTTTGGAGCTGTCAGGAATTTGATTGGAAAGGATAAGAAATGACTGCACCTAAGGAACTTTATCCTTTCTCAACACAAGACGGAAGAGCAATTCCTGTAGATATTGCTATGCCAGTGTCTCTTGTTGCTTTCTCTTTCACAGCGAATACTCCGCAAGGAATCATTATTCCTGCTGGATTCACTACTTGCTATGTCTTTGCCTCTAAGGATTGCATCCTTCGTCTGAATAATACAGCACTTCCTGCCGGACTTGTTAGCGGAACAGAATATGATAATGCCATCTTTATCCCAGGCAATCTTCCGATGACTTTACTTCTTGCTCCTGGAAATGCCCAGCTTCTAGGTGGTGCAAATGCTGGTACTCTTTATCTTAATTCTATAGAACAATGGGCAGCCCTTCATCAACCGGCTCAAACTTCTGTTGCTTAAGGATAAGCTTTTACCAAGGATAAGAAATGCAAAACGCTAAGATCATTGATGTTACTCGTAGTTTTATTCCAGTTGATCCTAACGAATATCCTGAGAATCTTCACATCTTTTCTGGAGAGAATTCTCCCGAGCAGCGCACTCCACCTATTGTTCCTTATATGGGATGGAATTTCATGCCAACAGCTTATGGTTATAGAAGCTTTTTTGGTACGAATTCAGCTGGCGACTACGCCTCGCTTTCTCCGAACAAACCAGATCATGTTTTTCTTTTTCAGACTCTGACTTATAAGAATGTCTGGATTGCACTTTGTGATACTGGCATTTGGATCAAAGAAGCATCTACAACAGGTGCTTGGACTCAACTTGTTGTCTTAGCCGCACCTGCAGATGATGTTTTCTATGAATGGTATTTCTTCACAATTCAAAATAAACTTTATTGCTACAGAGCTAATGGTGCGAACTTCTACGAGATTCTGACGGATGCAGGAATTCCTACTACAAATATTGCTTGCAATACCAAGACCCCTAACTTCATCACTCCAACAGCTCAACTTGGAATGTTTCGACTTGGACAAAGAGTGGGATTCTGGGATGCGCAAAATGCTGTAGCCTATTCTTCAGCAGATGACTATGAAGATTTTACACCTGCTGTCCTTACTGGCGCTAACGTAACGACGTTCAATTCCGTTCTTGGGAAGATTTCCTCTATTCGCTCACACGGAAACAATGCAATCATCTATGCTTCAAAAAGTGTTGTTGGTCTTGTTATTCAAGCTGGCGAGACTTTCCTCGTAAGAGCTGAACCTATTTTGCAAGCTGCCGGTGTTCCTTACGCACGAAATTCTGTAGCTGCTGCAACAGATACTGTTCATTACGCTTATACTACTACTGGTATTTATAGAATTGAGAATGGCAAACCAGATCAGGTAGTTCCTGAAGTATGGGATTATTTCCAAAAAATGAAGACTGGAATTGTCTATCTTCGCTATCTGGAAGGCAGGCATCTTGTTTTTGAAGTAATGGATGAAGATACTATCAATGGAAACCCTATTTTCACTAAAGAATATATTGATTCCTCTTCCATTACTTTTCCAGGCTATGATTCTGTAGACGATCTGCACAATCTTCCTGCGCTTCCTTATGATAATGTTACTTTGATGAATTCTTTGGACAGTGGAAGTTTCGGAGAAATGCAAAGTGCATTTGCTGGCACAGGCGCACAAAAGAAACCCGGGACTTTTGCTACACCTATCTGGACTTGTTATCTCTCGAACAATGGAGTCAAGGATGTAAATAATATTACATTCGGAGCAGTTCCTTGCGGTTTCACTGGACCTTTGGGAACCTCTTTCAAGATGAGTCCGAATGGAGTTCCTAAGACTACTGACTTAACAACTGACTCTACGCATAAGACAGCAAGTTCTGGCTCAGATGCTTGGGTTGATGGCAACTGGACAATGCAGCGCTTTGCACAAGTACAGACTGCAATTTGGGAAAAAGAAGAGCAAGTTCTTCAAGATGTTGTAAATAGAATTCTTGCACAAGCTTACTTTGAACAAAAGACAACTAATGATGTAACTGTCTGCGCAGCTAGTGGCCCTACTACTTCCTATTGTGCCTTAGGAACTTATCCTTATACTTTTACACCACCTCAGTTTGGTTTTAATGGCTGCTCGTTTTGGCTAACACGTTATTGCACAGAAGCTAAGCAATTGCGCGCAGCTAATATAAATCAAGTCCAATGCGATAATACAGGAACTCTTCACTCAGCTCCTAGTTATTTTAAGGCAACTTTTAATGGTGGTGATTTTAGTGGAATCCATCACGCAACGGCTGCTGATTGCGTAACGGAAGTAGCTAGTTTTTATGGCTTTGCCGGCTTTCAATACTTTCCTGATGGAAGTGATAATAATCCTGGCGGTCCTGGTAATCTTATCTCTGCGCAACAAGGAGAAATCAGAGACCAAGCCTTTCCTACTTCTTCTCGTCCATATGGTATTCGAGCTTATTGGCAAGCAGATGATGCGGATCATTATCTTCAACAATCAGGCACTGCCTTTGCACCGAATCAGCCAGTTATCTATCAGTATTTGATTGCAGGGCATTACAATAAAATTGAGACAGGTAGTGCTCACAATGAAGTGCAGAACTCGCTGACAGGAATTCTTGCTGTAGAAAGTGCTTATTGCGAAATCACTGGCTGGAAGTACACAAAACCTGACGGAACAACAGCTACTGTAGCAGCGGCTTCTTGTACAAATACGACAGATGATTATCCTAGTTCAACTTCTACAGGAACAAGGGCTGTCCCTTCAGATGACACCAGGCCGCCAGTAGCTTCAGGGGATGGTTCGCTTGGAGATTTTCCTTATTCGATTCCTTCTATTACTGGAATCGATTCCACTGATTGGCCAGATCAGACTCTAACCTACCCTCCTTCTTCTTTCCTTCTTCAGAATGGAAGTATCGCACCGAAGTATCCTACTTTCGTTGGAGCTTTTGTCTATGATACAGAGCTTAAGAAATGGGGCAAGGCTAAGCTGAACTACAAGCAATTGCTCGATTACGCTCCTATCAACAGTGAATCGTCATCTCTCGTCCCCTACACTACCTTTGGTATGCTAGCTGGGGCGATCAAAGATGATGGTTTTCTTTATATCTTCGATGATAAGCCTGCTAGTTCAGAAATTACGTGGGGCAAAATTGGATTCTACCGTCTAGGAATTACAGACTGTGAAAGCATTCGATTTGATTTTGCTTCTGTTTGTTCGGGTACTTTGAGAGTTGATGTATCTGTAGAAGGACAAGAAATTCTTGCGCCAATTAGTTATTCAATCTCTTACGATGGAAAGCAAGTAATTGGTTATCCTCCATACAGTGCTAAATGGTTTAACGTCACACTCAGCGGAAAGTTTGACGTATCTTATGCAGAGTTTAATGGATTGACGAAAGGAAGACGATAATGCCTATCACTTCAGTTAACCCTCCGGATAATTACGGTCTTGGCGGAACACAGTCTGGAAGGATGAATAACACTGTCACATCTTCTGGCAGTGGCTCGTCAAGTGGTTCTTCTGTCAGTACGACGAATCAAAATACAGTTTCTAATCAAAGTACCAGCACAAATCAGAAGACTACAAATCTTTCTAGCGCAGAGCAGAAACAGCTTGATGCTTTGATTAAGATGCTTATGCAGGGTGGAACTCCTGCTATGCGTCAAAGTCAAGCTGAGAGGCAAGGTGTTATTCAAGACACACTTAATCAGCAGGGACAATACAGTAAATCCGCTGCATTTGGAGATGCTCAAGGTCTTATCTCACAACAGATGCGTAGGACTCTTGAGCAACTTCTTCCTTCTATTAACAGGGCTGCTGAAGATGCAGGTTCTTCTGGCGGAGCTCTGCGTGCTCTGCTTTTGCAAGATGCTGCAAATAAAGCTGCTGAATCTTCTTCAGCTCTCGGAGTACAAACTGCAGTAAATTATGGCAACATCTCGGCCAATCTAAGTTCTGTCCTTGAACGTCTTACTCAGACTGATCCTACTGTCGTAAATGCTCTTCTTGGCGCACTTAATGTAGCGAAGGGTGCAACTTCTACCACTGTTGGAACTTCTAATACTTCTGGTTCTTCTTCGACTAGTGGCACCACTACGCAGCAGAATCAGACGGATACTTCACAAGGCTCTCAACAAACCACACAGTATTCTCCTTTCTCTGTATCTACTCCTGTCGGTTCTTCTACTTCACCAACTTATTTTGGTCCTTCTGTGAGCGATCAGGCTTTTAACGATCAAGCGGCTAAGGCTCTTGCTAATATCTCCACCAGTATGGGGAATGCTAATAGCTGGTCTGCTTATTCCTTCTAAGGAAAAACAATGGCTACTCCTTTTGATGAAGTGACCTTTGATCAGCCTGCACAAGAGCAGCCTTCCATCAACGCAGATGATCTTAATTCTACTTTCCAATCCTTGGTGAATGGAAATAACAGTGCATTCATTCCTCCTTCTACTCCTAGTAATAAACCACAGCAGGTACAAGGAGGTACGCAGGCTGGTGTAGATAGAGTTAATCAAGATACTGGAAATACCGGGGTAGTTGCTTATAGAGATGAAAAAGGGCAAGCAGTTCTTACGAATGTAGCTAAGAATCCTATTACTGGACAAGATCAGCCAATTCTTCTTAATAAGCAGGCTCCTGGCCAGCAACGAGGGCCTGACACGCCTAATGCAATCTTCCAGGCTATCGCTCAATTGAGGAAAACAAATGATATTGCTGCCGCTCGTGGAATCTATGAGAATTTGCAACAAACTCTTGCGCAAGAACAAGCAAGATTAACGACAGAAGCTTTTACTTTTGCCGAGAATAAACTCAATCTCCCTCAGCTTCAAAAACAACTTGAACTCAGCAGACAAACGGATCAAGCTTCAATTGGCTGGTATCCAGGTATTGGTGATTCTCCAATTACCCAAAAGATCAGCGCACAAATTGCGCAAGCTAGGGCTTTTGCAGATAACGAAGCAAAAAATTATCTTTCGCAAAATTCTTCCTGGACTTCTTTGATTGCAGCTCAAAAGAGTTCTGATCTAGAATTCAAGCGAATTGAGAATATTGACAATCAAGTGCAACAGAAACTCTTGACGCAACAGCTTACTCAAGAGAATATGCAATTAAGAAGTCAAGAAAGGCAGCAAGAAAAACAGGAAAACCAAAAGGATGCTCTTCTTCGCACCTACGATCAACTAACTGCTGAACAGATTGCACGGATTCAATTCCTTAATCAAGCTGATTTTTCTGGTCTTTCTTCCATTACAGATGAAGATACCAGAAAGATGAAGACTGCTGCCCTTGCTATCGGACTTGGAAAAAATAAAAATAAAGATTATCAAGCTGCAATCAATGCAGAAGGAAATCAGCAACTTCTTGTGCAATCCTTGCAAGGTAATGATTATGCAAGGAAGATTCTGATCGCTAATGAATCCACTGCAACTGGTATTGATCCCACTCAAGTAGATCAACAACTGAAAGCACTTCAGCAAGCTCTGTATGATCCTAAGATGGTTTCAGAAGTTCTGCAAGCTCGTTATGCAGGTGATCCCAAGAAAGCTAAGGAACTTGAGACTGAGCTTAAAATGAACATGAAGTCCTTTGATCCAAATAAAAAATTGGATGCTGGAAATCAAAGAATGTCTATGCTTTTTGAATGGGCGCAAGGACAGAAGAACGCCAAGTTCATGAATGATGTCGGTTCATGGAATACAACTGATCCTGAACTTCTTGCTGCAATTGATAAGAGTAGGAAAGTCACTGGAACAGCATCTCTTGAGAATATCATTCCTGCATATGTAGGAAATGCCGAAGGACCAGAATTCCTTCAAAAGCTCACAAATCTTAAAGGTCTTGCAGAAGCTGCTGCTTTAAAGCAGAAAAATTCTGTCTTTGGTGCACCTGATTATATGAGAGCGAGAGCAATCATCGATCAGCATGCTATTGGAAGTACAGTAGTTGGTCGCTATATTCAACAATTTAAGAAGAACTTTGCAGCTGCTATTGATCCTCTTAATCTCAGTGGCCAAATCACCTATCAACCTGGTGAGGAATAATTAAATGGATAATCCCTTTAATACTACAACTCAAGCTGATGAAGTGCCTACGCAAAGTACTGATGTAAGCACCGGGAATCCTTTTGATACTCAACTCAATGACAATGTTCACCGTTATGCAGTTGATCCTATCGGCGCAGCAGCTTCTGATGTTGTCGGCGGTGCTGTGGCTACTGTCACTGATATTGGTACTTCTTTGTGGAATTCTCTTCCTCTTACGCCAAATGTCTCCACTCAGGATGTTCTCTCACGTGTCAGCTCTGATGCGCTCAGAGTCTACAATGAAAACCCTGATACGATTAATACTCTTAGTTTTATTGGCGGCATGCTTCTTCCCATGAGTTTGGCTACTAAAGGAATGGGCGCAATGCGCGCAGGAATTAAAGGAGTCAATTGGTTCTCGGCTGCTGGCAGGGAAGCTGATCTTGCACGAGTTGCAACTCTCTTTGATCAAGCGGCTGAATCGACTGCTGAATATCGTAATCTGACAAGAAGTATCTATGCAAAGACTGCTGTTAATCAAGCAATTGATGCAGTAGCCGCAGAAGCTGCTTTTGTCGCCATGTATAATGCACATCCGTACATGGAAGATTATCTGAAAGACCCTGTGCAGAACTTCACATTGTCTGCTCTAATTGGCGGAGGTTTAGGAGCCGGTGTTGGCGCTATTGCAGATCGCTTTGTTCTTAAGGATATCACTGGTTCTGTAGCTGAAACTGCGTTCAATTCTGTTAATGAAGCCATGCGGGCTATTACGCCTGACATGACGAATGCAGTTAAACTACAATCCTACGATCTTAATGTAAAGAATCTGCAAGATGTAATTGATGCAAGAAAGGAACTTGGTAAAGATAAATTCAATGATTTGACCTATCAGATTGCTGATCAAGTTCAGAATTCTATCAAAGCAGAACAGGCTAAACTCTTTGATGAAATGGTTTCTCCTGGTATCAAAGCTCTTCCTAAGGAAGAACGTGATGTTATCATGCAGAAAATTATTCAATCCCCAGAGATGTTTGGAGCGGATAATTTTAGACTCTTGACTGACAAAGAGATTACAGCTTCCGGTGTCGTTAAGCCTCCTAAGAATCAGCTCGAAGCGCAACCCTCTTTTGTAAGTAATACAAGCAGCAAAGGTCCAACTGTTCCTGTTCCTAAAGATGCTGTTTATTACCCTGAACTTGGTCTTTATGGAACTAAACAGGATGCAGTGCATTATGCAGGGGCTTCAGTTTTTGGAAAGACTAAAGAACAGCTCGCGAAGGAACTTCCCTTCAATTATGGAAAGATTCCAAACTATGATTCTAATCTTGAGTTGCTAGCAAAGGGCAGTGCTGACGCACAGGCTGAACAAATTGCAGCTTGGGAACGCGTTAAGCAGATGAGTGTCAAGGAACTATCTAAGCTTAATATCAGTGAAACTGACGCCGTTCTTCAGAATGCTGTTCTTCATCGTCTTCTGACTGACCCTGAAGCAGCAGGACTGGCTGTCAGAGTCTCCGATAATTCACCTGTCCTCAAGAAGATTATCGAAACGCATACTGAAAGGCTTGTTCAAGACGGAAAGCTTAGTGCAAGTGAAGTGGCTGCTTCTGGGCCTGACGCTGCTTACATGAACAAGGTAAGAAGTTTCACAGACGGGGACAAGATTAACACTTTCCGTCCTTCTGATCCTGATGCGTTGGACCAAATTAATCGCTGGGTTGCTGGAGGTGGTGTACAAGAACTTAGGAAAGCATCTGTAGATTATTTCGCAATTAAATATGGTGGTTATGCGAAGTCGGGTGCAAGTACTGTTGCAGCTAAAAATTTTGCTAAGCTTTATGAAGCTCCTGAATCGATTGCATTAAGAAATAAATATAGAGAACTTGCCGATGCTGGCGGGAATGTATATCTATATCGTGGCTGGAAAACAAATGATATCAAGGGGCATGCTCCTGTAGAAAGTTATTCTGCTACCCCAGAAAAGGCTAAACAGTTCGGTCACGTTAAACTCTATAAAGTAAATGTAGATGATATCATCGCAGGTTTCAAAGACGTAGGACCTGGAGAAAATAATGCTGAGATTCTTGTAAGAGCTGGAGCAAGGCCTGTTGAAGCTCATTTGGATGCTAAAGGTCTTTTGGCTTTCAAGAAAGCGCAGCAGCAAGAAGCAGGGAAGATTACAACCACTACAACTACGACAATCAGTGCTGATTCTGCAGGAACTAGCCTTGTTGATGCTCAAGGTCTTTCTAAAATCTACATCGCAAATAAGCAAGATGCAATTGATTCTCTTCTGAATCAAGGCATGCCTATTCAAAGCATTGCACTTAAAACTAACACTGACCCCGATGTTGTTAACGCCTGGGCTCATGCAAGGCAGAATGTAGATTCCTTGGAATCTCTCATTCCTCCGAATCAAAGTCCTATTTCTTTCCTTAACAAAATCAAGAGCTACGATGACATTGACAATGTCTTGAAAAGCAGCAATCAGCCTATCGTAATGAGCGGTAATCTCCGGAAGAATGCTGCTTATGTTGACAATCACGTTGCTCTTGACAAGCATGAGATGAGGAGTTTGAATAGAGAATTCCTTTATAGGACTATGCTCAGTTCAAACAACAGTGCAGTGCAAGCGATGGCTGATGCTTTTTACTCACCTGAAGGCTTCGGCCCAGCTCTTGATGTAATCGCCGCAAAACTTGGTAAAGTGAATAATGAGCTTGCTGGCAATGGGTTTATCAATTCCTTTGACTTTTTCGCCAGGAACATGGCTGAAGTCGGTCCTGCCACATCAGCTATTGGAAAACAGATTCAAAACATTGCGAACGGATACATCAAGCAAGTTGTAGCTCCTATCGAGAATGCAATGGTAGCAGTTCAGAAGGACCCTGCTGCGCTTGTCGAATTCTCAGTCTTTCATAATCTTAACGCTTCTTTGAAAGGTTGGAGAGGTTTTGATAAAGATGGCTATCTTGTTCAGAAAGTAGAGAAGCAACTCGAAGATGGAACTACTGGGCAAGTCCTTGAGCGAGTTAAATATCAAGGTAATGATTACAAAGTTGTTACCCAAGAAGCAAGGGACTTGATCCAAGCAATTCAGGATCAATCTGCAGGACTTCGTGATCTTTCTAACACACTAAGAAAAGCAACTGGTGCACCTGATATTTCTGATATCGGTCTGTGGATTCCTTCGTTTAATCCTGTAGATAAGTTCATTGCTTATGTACATGATACTGTCACAGATACAACGAAACTCCTTTGGGGTAAGACAGAGGCTGAACTCGATAATTCTGTAAAAGCTTATCACGGTTATCTAAAAGAGACTGGACAAGCTGATACGGTCAGAATCATTAGCAATAAAACTGAACAAGCTAACTGGAATATTCTAAATGGACGACTTGACCCTATCAACATGGAACGAGCCGATATCGGCTTACAGAAGACTGGTTCAAGCGCAGCTGCAATTGTTAAGCCTGACATTAAGCTTCTGGGAGAGATCGCTGCTGGCTATGAACACTACATTACTGCGCAAGTAAGGAATCTCGCCGACATTAATATGCATGAGATTACTGAGGGACTTCAAAGAATCTCAGCCTACAATAAGAGGAACTTCACCAGCCAACCTCTTAGTGATGTTAAGAAAGCTATCCAGCAACCGAAAGATGCTGCGGCAATTATGCGCAATGTCTTGCTCGGTTCTCCCAATCTAGGAGAATACGCAGGATGGCAGTGGCTTAATAAAGGATTTGAAACAACCATTGCTGTCGCTGTAAATTCTCTTAACCAAGTTTGGAATTCCACTGTTAAACCTATCACCAAAGGAATCTTTGGAGGAAAGAAGGAACTTGATCTTGCAGGGATTAAGAAGATTGACTTTGAAGAATTTACGAAAGAACTTAATTCCAGAGGAATTCAGCATCCTTTCCAGGATTTCGATAGGGCTGCTGCAGAGAAACTAGGATTCTTCAATCTCGAAGCAAATCCTGATACTTCCAAGCGAGTGATCTTTGCTTCCAATGCTCTCGCTGCAACTATGGCTTTGCGCTTTGCAGAACTTGCTCAGCCTCTTGTGAACGCAATGTCCTTGCCTATTCTTACCGGGCTGGCAATTGCACAGAAAATGCCTGACACTTTTATGGGAGTACAAAAAGCTACTACAAAAGCTTGGCCTTCACAAATTATGTATGAAGGCGTCAGGGCTATGCATTCTCCTATGTTTGCTGATCTGAATACTAAATGGGAGAAACTCGGTTATTTCTCTCCTATGGTGTCGGAAGCTACGAACGTGATGAGGGCAACTAGGAGATTTGAACCTGGGCTTATCTCTAAGGTGGAGAATGCTCTCGATAGCAATATTGTAAAGACAATGAGCAAGCCTTCAGACTATGCAGAATCTCTTACTAGAAAAGCTGCAATGAATACTGGGGCTGTGCTTGCCAAGCGGCTTTATCCTGAACTCGATGATGCAGGAATTACCATCTTTGCTCGTGATTTCATGGATAAAGCTATCGGTAATTTCCATGCGTCTCAGCGTCCAGTGATGTTCCAAGGAACGCTTGGTGTTGGCCTAGGTCTCTTTCAGACGTACATGCTAACCCTTGCGCAATCTGTATACAGGCATCTTGAGCTAAAGAATTACAAAGCTCTCGGAAAAGCAATGCTTGCTCAGAGTACCTTGTTCGGTGCTAAGAGCATGCCTGGATTCAATTTTGTATCAGAAGCTATTGGCGATCATTTCTCAGATGATAATGTTGATCTCACTACTGGAACTTACAGAGCGCTGCCTAACAAATTAGCTGATCTTACTCTGTATGGACTTCCAAGTAATCTCGGCCCTAGCTTTACTTCACGTGGAGGAGTAGACTTCAGGCCTCCTAATTTCACTGCATTGCAATTCCTTGCGCAAACTTATGGTCTGTTGGATAATACTTATAAGGCAGTGAAACTTGAGAACGAGAATGTCGGCAGGGCTTTCTTACAAGCTCTCTCACTTCAAAGTATGAGCCGTCCTCTAGCAAGAACTTCTGAACTTGCAACTGGATATTCTCTTACACAGAAAGGAGATACCGTCCAAATTCCTGAAGAGGTGTGGAGCTATCAGGGTGTTGCTGCGAGATTATTAGCAACGCGGCCTGTAGAGGAACAAAAATTGCGCGATGAGATGCATCTGAATAGTTTCTATGGAGCTCTTGACAGAGATCATCGTGAAGAAGTGATGAACAAAGTAAGGACTGCTATTCGTTCAGGCACTTTGGATGATTCAAAGCTTAGCACTTATGCAGAAGAATACTTCAGGAAAGGCGGAAGTCCTAGTGGATGGAGAAGTGCAATTAATAGCGCAGTAGCTAGAACGGATGCGCCTGGACAGGATGCTCTAATTCAGAAACTGCGCCCAGACAATCCTGTCAATTTTATGATTGATTCTCTGGAGAGATAGAGATATTCTAGGAAGAAGAGATAATAGACGAAAAAAGGCCCCTCAGATCGCTCTTTGGGGCTTTCTTTTTTGGGAGGAATGGTAACGGCAACTCGGAAATTTTTGATCGCTTGCAGGGTTGTTTAAGCGGTTTTGAGGGGCCTTGACGGGCTCTTTTTTGTTCCTTCTAACTTCAACTTTGTTTTATCTCTATTAAATTCTGCAATATCTTCAGCTAGGTCTCTTGCTTCTGCTGCAAGATTACGAAGTCTTTTTGTTATCTTTCCTGTTTTTTCTTGATCATAATCATCCAATTCCTTCCAGTGTTCATTGCGCATATCGCTAGCTACCAAACGAGCACAAGTGTCTAAATTTCCTGCATAGCCTTTAACTGTAAATTGCGCAAAAGCTAAGTGCCTGCTTCTGTCTTGGTTAAAGTTTCCTATCCTTCCTGCATTGTGATGGTTAGGATTTGTCTTGCTCCTTTTAATCATTCTTCTATCTCCTTATTGAAATTTCTCTTTAAACTTATGTTGTCTCTAATGTACGCCCTACACCAAGCATCTACTTCTTTTGCTACTTTGATGTATTCATCTGAAGGGTCTTTAGTAATTTCTTGCCCTGGCCTATAGACTCTCCAAATTTTATCTCTTAGTTCTTTTGGAAGTGTATACCAATGCATAGGACAACCCCAGAATTTAGGAGCGATTACTCTTTTGCATCCTGGGAAATGACAAGTATGAGCTTGCATTTTACCTCTTAAAGATAGAAGGATCAGGGGTCAAACCAAATAACTCAATGTGCGCTTTAGTAAGCGCGAATCTATCTTTAGCCACCTCCTGAAAACTAACTGTCTTCTGCATGAAGCCTAGAATCCAAAACTCCCACCGAAGACCAATATTATTTTGTCTAACTCCCGTGAATTCAATCTTCTCCAGTTCCGCAACATCCATGAAATCTGGATGATTAGGGCGCTTAAAAGATTCTGTTTGTTGCTTTCCCGGAGAGACAATAATTGGATTGTTCTTTGCGTCAGTCATCAGAACCTCGCCAATTCATGATCTCGGGGAACAGAGAATCCTGCAGCATGCTTATGGCCGCCACCTCCAAAGAGCTTAGCAATCTCTGAGACATCAGGACCGCCTTCGATACTGCGCAAGCTAAAGATTCGCTTTTCAGCAGTATCGTAGTAGGTAACAGCTGCCATGCCAGCAACTTCAGTAGCCATGATATGGCCCGCATCCGAAGTCCACATATAAGGACAATTCAAGCAAGGCATGATCCAAAACACGGCTGAATCTTGTGGATGTTCAATGATAATTTGACGCTTAGCGACTTTTATAAGTTCCCTGATATCCTTGAAGTGCTTTCGCTCGATAGCCATTCCACCTTCTGCCAGTTGCAGAGTAGAAGTCTCAAGCATCAGTTTGTCCCAATTCTCGAAAGTGTATTCATAACTAAAAACATTAGCCTGAATCTCACGAGTAAGAGCCAGCTTAAATTTCCAAAGATCGCGATCTTGAATATGACCTAGGAGAGTAGGAGGCGAAAAATAATCAAAATCAGTTGGTTTGATGTCAAGAATCAAGCAAATTTTGTTATCTTCAGGATACTCCCAACGTGTGTTGAAAAGAAAATCCCAAGCAAGCATTGCTCCACTACGTTCAAGGTCTGTGTAAGCGATAAATTTCTTGTGTTCTTTAAGAGGCCCAAGATCTTCAATTGCGGTCTTATGATGATCGATGAGATAAATACCTCGACTTCTCTCAAGCATCTGTTCAACAATCTCGCGCTTGTAAGAGAAGTCAACAAGATAGATAATCCTGTCATCGATATCTACTGAACCATTCAGGATATCTTCCCCATAAACTCCGGGATGATAATCATAGGCAATTTCTGTTCTATTTTCCGAATGATGAAAACACCATGCAGCAGAGAATCCATCTGCGCAATTACCATGATAGATAACCAGAGGGCGCTTGTATTGAGAGAGTTCAAGATTATTGCCATTAAAGAGATTTTCAAGACTCATTATTTGCTCCTAATTAAAAGAAAAAATTAAAGAAGTTCCTCTTCAGTCAGCCATTCTTCATCTATTAAGTCCTTTCTCCATTCTTTGGTCTCCGCGTGCTTTGTCATAAATCCTACCTTGTTTCCAATATTCACTGTTTGAATTTTATCTGCTGCTTTAAGATTGGCAATGATATCTTGAAGCTCAGACATTTTAGTAACTGTTCTTGATATCACTCTATAGCACTCAGAGCCGGTGACGGGTTTTGTTTGCTTATCCAACCACTGAAGAAGTTCATTACTTGCTTCAGCATAACGACTCTTCCCGAATTCCCCTAATGCTTTAGGCATCCACCGTTCAGCTCTGCTTAGCATAGTGTTCGCACGGATCACATGCTTTTCCAGAACTTCTGTAGAAATGTCCGCAGCAGCCAAAATAATGGCAAGCTTGAGCATGTGAATGTGTCTTCTTTGCTGGTAAAACCCGAATCTTGAGTCGCTAATCTGTACTTCATTGCCATAAATTTCTTTTGAAATTCTCTTAGCATCTGCACAAAATATTGCTTCACCTGTGATTCTCTCTTTGATCTCTTTAAGTTCTGAGACAAATTGAGCTTTCTGAAGTTCATCTGCTAAAGAAGGCCACGCTATTTTCTTCCCTGTTGGATCAGCGTGTATGAGGATAAGTCTGCTTGTGAATCCTGTTCCAATAACTTCTGGAGGAAATGCGATGCTAAAGGTTTGAGGGGTGCTTCCGCCGAAAAGATTAACCGTCGGCTTATAAACTTCCACTGACTTTCCCTGAATTTTCGGATGCTTATAGTCCGGTAAGTTATCCCATAGATTAGTGAGTAAGTTGATAAATGCAATATCGTTTGGGCCAATGAAGTCAACGAATTCTCCTGCGCAGATATAAGTTTCCGCTGGACTATCTAATACAAACTCTTCTAAATCTTCCACCAATCCTACATCCAATTGCTTCATGTCAATCAAGAATCTTTCAAGAGAAGTTCTTGACGCAGCGAATCTAGTGTATCCTGCAGCTTGGAGCAAATCCTTTCCAATACCCATAGCAGATCCCTTCCGGGTGCCAGGAGTACCCATAAGCATAATGAACTGATTAGGATAAATAATTCCCTTACCAAAAGGGAGAAAGAATTGTCGTCCGAGAAGGGCTCCAAGAATAGAAGCAAGAGTCCAACGATGATAAATGGCAGGAGCTTCCTGATTTTCCAGATCAACATAATTCATGTACCTCGTAAAGAGATCGTTGTTTTTAGAAGGCATTTTATGAAGCCTTCCATTCAAAGGTGCCAGTAGGATTCTTATCTGAACCCTCAGCCCAATTCCTTCCAAATTTTATGTCAACAGGGATGCGTAATAGCCTACCATGAACAGTAACAGGATTGTCCATGCAAGCAATAATGCGAGGCGCATAGTAGTCACGTGTGCCAATACGGATTTGGCCAAATATAGAATCGTGGATTTGTGCCTTAAGTCTGATATCGCCATTTCCAGGAAGCACAAGCTCAGTATAAACTCTGCAAAAGCCACGATTAAGAATTGAAACAGAGAGATTCTGTGGCTGATGAGCAACTGCGCTCCGAAGAACATTGTGATTAGTATTAATGTCGCCGAAAAAATGACGCACATGACCGAGAGGCGAAACCAACTTAGATGTAGTAGCCACCTCATGCTTAATTTCTCCATACCACTTCCTCACTCTTGGAAAAGGTTTATGATAGCTATCAAGCAGCATCTTTGCAAAGGTCTTAAGATTCATTTCATCGCTTCTTCCCTTCCTAGGATTCGGCGTGATTGTTATCTTAAGTTCTTTGGCTGCCTTATAAAGAATTTCCAGCCCTTCTTCAACTTCCTTGATGATGTTATTGATGAAGGTTCCTTCACCCATCATGTAGTTGGAGCCGTGAACAATTCTTTTAATAACCTTATTTCTAAATTCCTTCGTTACTTTCTCGTATGGAATTTCAAAGAAAAGCTCACCCAAGGTCTTGTAGAAATCCCTTTCCGCATTCTCGAGTGCTTTGATAAGGTTTTCTTCTTGAGCACAATACGCTGTTGTACGCCCTTCGGATTGCTTATTGTCTGCCTCAAAGAGCTCAAAGCCTTCATCAGCAATGAGCATCTCTTTTGCATAACCCGGTATATTCTGTACTTGGGTCCCGCACCAAAGGCTGCTAGAAGTACAGGCCATTCTGTCGGTTTCCGTACCGAACGGGTTAATGGCGTATAGAAGTCGCTCGTTATATTGGAGAAAATCGTAATACGTCCCAATTGCTTTCGACGCTTCACGGTATTTAAGAATGTCATTCGTTAGCCTCGCAAGCAAAGGATGCTGTGTCATCACAGCTCTTAGATTCATTTCATCTGTACAACTCTTGCTCTTACCTAGTCCTGGTTTTTGCGCTCCGAAGACTTGATAGATGTATTTTTCAACTTGCTGCCAGCTTCCGGGATTGAAGCTAGGATCAGCGAACTTAACACGGAGAGAGTCCCTAGCTCCATTGTATTTCTTAATTGAATCCTCGCGCAGTCTTTTTCGAGCATTGTTATCAACTCGGATTCCTTCAAAGTTACTATAGAGGGCAGGGAAGACTGTAGGGAATTGTTCTGCATAATTTCTGAAAGCGTATGCAGCTGCTCCTCGAAGCTGAGATATTGCGATTCTTGCAGTGTTCCAAGTGTCTTTAGCATTGTAGCTCCAGTACTTTTCTATGTCTTGCTTCTTGGAAGCTTCCTCTGAGTCATCTTTCCAGAAAATGTAGTCATAGAGTTCGTAGGAGGCAATAAAATCGAGGGTTTGTGGCAGCTCTGAATACTGAGCATGCGCCATTGCCATTGTATCGTAGGTCCAATTGAGTGGGGGTGCATGATAACGAATGGAGTGAGTACAATCGTACATTCCATTCTGCATGATCTTAGGTTGCGGGAGTGCATTTACTTTCCTCAGAAAAAGAAGAGCTTGCGCATACTCTGCATTATCTTTCCAGTGATCAATACCAAAATCAACCAGTGGAAGAACATAAGTACGAAGTTTACCATCTGCGAAAATACCCGTCCAGCTCGCACAAGTTATTACTGTCTTCCCTACTTCAATAACATTCCCTGCGTCAGCTAGCTCTCTGCCGTGATTTCTGGTACTTGTATTGGTTACAATCGTACCTTTATCCGGCCCATCAACTACTCTTCCATCAGCAAAGAAAGTCCTGGTCTCAATGTCGTAGGCAATTGCGATGGACTGATTAAGTTCAGCCAAAGCGTAGGAGAATTTTTGTGGAGTGTCAAGAAGAGTATAGCCGAATGTTTGCGGCGGCTTTAGAACATAACGAAGTTTTGCAATATCCTTTTCAAGCAACCATCTTCCATGAGGAACAGTCCTGATGTGCTCAAGTTTGTTGATAATAATTGTAGGAACAGAGAAGTTCAGTCTTGACCCACGCCACTTATCAAGTGAAGGTTTATCTCCAGGTACACAATACCTTAGAGTTTGGTCATTACAAAGAAGAATTGCATCACAGGAAGATTGTTTGGCTTGGGATAAAAGTTCTCCGATCGTAAGGTCTTTGGCTGTAGAAAGTGCCGTTACTCCCATTGTCCTTAGAATGTGCCCCAGGGAAGAAAGAAACGGCTTGTCATCCTTGCTGTAATTTACTAGTACCCTCATTCTTCTCTTTACTTCAAAGGTTGTTTACGCGAGTTGCCAATACAAAAGGCACTGCCTTGTGAGCAATGCCCTTCAGATTGGAAGCTTGCTACTTTTTAAGCAGCTGCTTCATGGACAGGGCGCACCTGAACGTTCTCGTATTCTCCGCCTTGAGGATTCGGAGTCTTGCGAATGCTGATCTTTGCCTTGAATTCCATATCCTTCAAACCTTCAAGAACATCTTTCATGCGAGCACCGTCAAGGTCCGTCACGTTCATGATGTTCATTGCTTGACGCTTGAAGAACTTCAGACCATCTTCCGTAGCCATGAAGCTCTCAGAGAACAAACTACCATCCTTCACAGGAAGGTCACCACTCTTTTCCAATTCAAGAGTCTTCTGCACAGCGTAGACAATCTTCAGACGATTGCCTTCTTCTGCAGGCTTCCCATCCTTCGGTTTGGTTTTGTACTTCTCGATCTTAGCTTCTTCAACTTTGAGTTGGTAAGAGCCCGCAGGAGGAGTAACGAAATCAGGCAAGGTCTCAACCTTGTCCATTTCAATATCCATCATCGCGTCAAGATCAAGAATCGTGTTTTCAGCCATTTGTTTACTCTCTAGATAAAGTTAAGATTTGCGTCTGCGTACTGTAGATTTGCGTATGCGTCTGCGTTATGCTGCCTTCTTCTTCAAAGCTAGTCTCTCGGCAAGCGTAAGAGATTTCGCCGTTTCTTTCAGCGCTTCATTCATTGTCTCCTTTTCTGGTACTGATGTTTTTCCTGATAAATTTGCTGGATCAGTGCTTTGATTGCTAGATAAATTAGACTGTGCTTCAATTGAAGAACCTTCACGAATGATTCCTCCTTCTACGAGAATCGCGCGCATCGAAGTATCTGCTGATTTTTCAATTGCAGCATTTACTCTGCTTCCTGTCACCCTGTCACCGAGATAAGTTGAAGAACTGCCTGCTGCATGTTTGTTAAGTTTCTTATGAAGATAAACAACAGTGCCAAAGTACTTAGCGCACTTCATCGAGAATGCTTTTGTCCCCATCAAAGGATAGAAAATATCTTTCTTTTCATCATTCTCAATACAAATCTCATGAGTGATAACCACGAAATTGGTATAAGTTGCTTGTTGGATAATTGTCAGAATATCTGAAAGCCACTTACCTTGGATTCCATACTCATCCCATCCTGGTTTGAACATAGAGTCCTTGCCAAGGCAGAGAGCAGCCATTGCGCTGTCCCCTAATTGACTTCCACTATCTATGATGATAAGATCATTGTGCGTACAGTCGGTCATCCGGAAGAATGTAGAAGAAGCTCCGGCTTTTTTGCAAGCAGCGCAGTTTACCCTACCATGCACATCACAGATATGAACTCCTTCTTTTGTTGTAAAAGCTTTGAGGACAGTCTCAATAAAGATAGGCTCGTCTTTGGTATCCCTGATTTTGAAGAGAATAACTTTATCCATCTCTTCTTCTGTAAGACCCATGTGTAGAAGAGTCTCCGCACCGTTCTCTCCATCAAAGAGATAGATTTTTCTGATTTCTTTAATCTTAGCTGCAGTTCCAGCAAGCCTAGTCTTACCTACTTTAGGCGCTCCATAGATAAGAATACTATGATTAGGCTGGATGGCTGCCACTGCTTTAGCAACTTCTGAAAGTTTCATTCTTTATTCCTTCTCAGCCGAACGCCAGACAATGCCCTTCTCAGCTACTGTCTTCTTGTCTGTTTCAGAGGCTTCGATCATCCTGTCCAGAAGCAGGGCTTGAATCTGAGGCTCTGGTTTCCAATACATCGGGCCTTTCATAACTTTGCCTGCGTCGTCATAGATAGGCTGCCCATCAGCTCCTAGTTTTGAGAAATTAGAGGACATGATAATAGAGAGAACTTCCTCTGCAGGAATGCCATATTTAACGCATTCTGAGCGGCAATAGACAGTCATGTCGTTGAGCCAATCAGCGATGTCAACCAGACAATCCATCTCTGTGTATGGCTGTCCCTCTTTTTCGCCACTGGCGATTGCGCTAATAATGTCTTCGACCTCTTCTACTTCTTTTAGAATTGTCTTCTGGAAACTTCTAAGACGATGAATAAGGAAATCCTTGGCTGCTATCTCTGCTAGACCAGTCAATGGATGTTTTTTCCTCTCATCCGCAATAACTACAGCCGTAGTCGGATAAGGAGCTATCGGCAGCTTGTAGAGCCCGTTAAAGAAAAGAATCTTAGATTCAAAGGAGCGGAGTTTAAGTTCAACAGCAGTCATGATAACCTCAAGAAGAAGACCTAACGAAACGATTAGAACCGTGGCAATGAGAGCATTTGAATATCACTTCACTTACTCCTTCCTTAACATCTAAAAGATTGATACTTTTACAAACTACACAATTCACACCAATCCTTTTTGTCCTTGCTTTTTCTTTAGCGGATGGTGAAGTATCTTGCGTTTCATAAGGCTGGAGCCCCGCTTCAGAAGACAAGTGCTCAAGCAACATAGGATTTGTAATTCTGTCTGCAAATACTTTAATCTCAGGAGTAGCATCCGGCCAGAGATTGGTAGCTCTTTGCACCAACTCTGTGAAGGATTCTCTACTCTGAGTCCCTGAGATAAAAATACTTATTGTATCTTTGTCTTGTACAACTGAAATCATTTCTTCTTTCTCCTAGACCAATTCAACAAGCTTGTCTGCGGGAATGCGCGCCATGTGATCCTTTATCAGATCATCTAATTTGAATCTGAAAGCATAATCTACTGTGTCTTCTTCTCTTTGTTTAAGAACATCAAGACTTTGCAAGGTACAGGTTCCGAAATAGCGGCAAGGACGATTATAACTCAAACAAGAACCGCCCCTTCTCGGATAATAACCTAGCTCTGCCATACTCTCCATTCTTTTTACATCGAGACCAAGAGTAAGGAACCATTGAAGGCGATCTAGCAGAGTCTTGTCGTAGGTTAGAATGTGCGTTTTGGAAGTCAGCTTCTTTGCATCAACCTGAGCCACAATAAATCCAACGCCATAGCTACTAAGATTGGAACCGACGATGCTATCAAGAGCAACAGAATAACCCAAAACTTGTCCAGAGTTTTGGTAAAGGGGTGAGAGATCAAATATATTAAGCCCGGTAGATTTAACATCAAATATGCTATAGACACCAGTGAACCTGTGCCGTAGAACAACATCGATGTGACCGACAAAGTAATAGTCATCTGAAATATCCAGTCTGAAAGAAAGTTCTACTGCAGGCTTTCCGTCAAAGAATGCTACTTCATAATCCATCAAGAGTGTATCAAGCTGAGGAAATGCGCTCATCAAGGCACTCATACAAAGCTCAATATTCTTTTTATCACTTTCAAGTTCAGGCCAATACGAAAGCCATGCTTGATAGAGTGCCATATCTGTATCTTGCGTCACTAGATAAGTAGCAATACCGGCTCCAAGAGCTTTGCCAAATACTGTGTGCTCAGTGTCCTCTCTTACTGCTGGATCAACTAAGAGTTTTTCAAGCTGCCACTTTCTTTCACATTCATGAAAGACTTCAAGAGAAGAATAAGATAGGCGGATTGGAATTACTTTGTCGTTCATAATCTCTAAATATTTTTCAGACTACTTTGGTTAGAAAGTAGTCCAAGAAATATTTACATTCCGTAAGGTGCGTTATCCTCAGGATTCCTGAAATCTGCAATATTGCCCTTAAGCTTAGCGCCGTTCTTGCGTTCTTCTTGCAGCTTGTTATGGCAGCCGATATAGCCTGCGATATCAAGGACAGAATCCTCGTGATCCGGGGATTTTGCAAGACGTGCAATTTTAACTTGAATCATACAAAGAGCTACATCCTCGGCTGTGATCATTTCGCCGGGCATGAGCTTGTGAGCAAGAGTGCCTTGCCAGAGCATGGAAATTTGAGCAAAATTTTGAAGCTTATCTCCGTAGTCTTTTTGCCTATCTCCATTAATAAGTTCTTCAGCCCTATGAAGTAAAGGAGCTTTTTGTTTGTAAGACTGGTCTGTTAGATTAGGAGGCATAAAGCCAGTTCCTTGTACGTTACTATGTGCTTGAGCGCGTCCGGCCATTAAATTATCCCAATCTTTCTTTGTAATGCCGGTTACGTTCTTTACAACCTTCTTCACAAGTACTTTCTTAACTTCATTCTTCTTAGCTGTCACCATTTCAAGCTCCTTGCTTCATGAGGATTAACGAGTTCATCACTGATAGGTTCCTCACAAATACCTTCTGTGATAATTGCTACTCCACCCATGGCTACGATGCCATCAGCGAAGTTATTAGCAGCTTCTTTCGTATAGCGCTTGAGTTCCTGCTGAGGAGATTTGGAATCTATACGAAAAGTCACGGTATATTCTAATTGACCGAATGGCATGCGAGTTTCTCCTTTATTTTCTTATCAAAGTTCGTCGAAGATTGCAGCAACCTTGCTAGCGTCAGACAGGTCAATCTGTTCTTTGGGCTTCCTGCCAGCTTTCTTTTCCTTAGCTGCCTCAACGAGAGCTTCTCCAGTGATCTTGCGCAGGGCAATCACCATCTGACCAATGTCAGTATCTTCCATGAGAGAGACTGCTGCGGGATTCTTCATCAGAGCAGCCTTAAGTTCCTTCATGGCATTCTTGAGGTCCGTGTCAGAAGCTTCAGCCAAACGTTCAATCTTGACTTTAATATCAGCGTAGGCTTGAGCAACTTCAGGATTATCTTCTGCCCTATTCGATACATCCGACGTAGTCGTCGTATCTCCCGAGACACGGATAGGTGCAGCCCCTTCTACCGACTGCGAAACAGACGGAACAGGGGCCGAAGCTTTTGGGACTTCGTTAGGGATAGTATTCGTGCCACTGCCTGTAATAGTCCCATTCTCTGTCTTCTTCGCTTCTTCCATCTTCTTCAGAGCCATCTTCTCTGCAAAGCTCAAAGGCTTTGGGCTTTCCTGTTTAGGAACCTCCGCTTCTTTATTTTCTTCAACAGGTTGCACTGCTGCGATTGCCTGAGTTTTGGTATCAGGGAGACTAGATGAAGCTGCACGCTTAGCAGCAAGAATTTCAGCCATTGTTGGCATTTTGTTTCTCCTTAAACTTAAGAATGACTAATCTTTGCCTTATTCAAGGCATGGCAAATAGAAGTACAGAGTACTTTCTCAATCTCTTCTATTCTTGTCTTTACCCGCTGGCTTAGAACTCTCTCAAAATCAACTTTCCTATTCTTGCACTCTGCGTCACTTCTGCATTGAATGAGATAGGTCTTCTGATTGTAGACGAATTCTTCTTCCCAGCTATTGAGCTCAGACAGATGATGATTGATGAGATGATTTATCCTATCAAGCCAATCAGGCTCTTTCTCTTTGATCTTTGTCTGAAGAGGTTGATTGGCTTTGAGCCTGTTCTGTTCTCTAATCTTTGCAAAGTCAATGGACATGACTATTCTCCTGTCCTTCTGTCGTTCCTTCAAGCGGGTACTCTACTTTGTAGATTCCAAAAGCAGGCTTAGCTTCTTCATTAAGTCCGGGGACTGTGATTGCTTGGATTAGACCAATGACTATAGAAGAAAGAGCTTCTGCAAATTCTTCCTCTTCGAGTCCGGCATCTTCTACAGATACTATATGAACACTTCTAGTTGGTTTGGCTTTATCCCCATCTCCATAAGAAACGGTAACCATTACTTTATGTATAGCCATCACAGGTCTCCAGGAATTTGGATTCCAAGAATAGTAACAGACTTCTTAGGACCGAGTTTGACTCTTACTTCTGTGATTCCGGGAATCTCTTTCCCAGTTTTATCTTTTGCAGGATAAGACAGGAAAGAGAGAACACTTTGATCCACAGAAATTCCGGCGTCTTTCATCCGTTGGTTATCTTTACCCTTTCGAGTAATCAACCCTTTCTTCAGAAGCTCAACTTGGTCTGAAGGAACAATGAAGATAGCATCTTTCAATGCATAAACTTGATCCATTAGTTCACGCATATTGTATTCAGTGCCATCACCTTCTTCTTTGAAGAGGTCTTCGTCAATGGTGTCCGTAGTAGCTTTAGCTTGAGTCATACTGCTGTTTCCTTAAAGGATTGAATCAAGTATAGCACAGTTTTCGGGTGATTTTTCAATCATTGTCCCTTTCCTACCTTTCATGATTTGAAAGATTTTTATCTGCTGGGTTATTGTATAGTGGGCTTCGATGTGGCTCATGAGAAGAGCTTGCCTCATAAGAGCAGTAGAGTCTTTCTTGTGTTTCTTATAAGCTTCATCTAGAAGTTCTTCATAGAGTTCGCGAGAATCTGGGAAGACATATTTTTTGATTCCTAGATTCTCTGTGCAGTATTGCCAGTCTTGATAGATGAGTCTATCTGAACAAAGAAGAACACCGAAGTGGAGATAAAGTTCTTCTTCGTCAGAGGATTCATCTAAGGAATCAAGATCAATCATTGCTTATAAATATCCCGCCAGTCTTCAATTAAGACTTTATCTGGAGTTGCTTTCTCAGATTGAATTCTCAAAGCTGTCCTGCTGTCAGACAGATAAAGCATTTCAATGGTTCGGAAAGAATTCAAAAGACTCCTTACAAGAATTCCAGCATCAACTGAATCCTTTGCAATCTCCATTGAAAGAGACTCAATTACTTTCTGAGCTGATTGAATTCGACAGAGAATGTACTTTTGTCTTTCTCCCATTGTTTGGAGTTTCTCAAACTCTGAGGGATTTTCAGGCAAGAATTGAGGGATTTTGCATTCCTCTGGTTTAGAATTATTCATAAGCTACCTCTTTAATTTCAGGAAAGTTTTTGACGTACCATTCTTTAGTAGAATCTGAAATTTTCCACCACTTAAATACAAATGTCCCATGCACAGTGGTGTAGACTTCCCAGCATTTTAGATGTGGATTGTATCGAAGCCTGAGCTTCATCCTAGTTTCTTGTATTTCTAGGCGATTTAATCCACTCATTTCTTATCTACTTTCTCTACGCCATAAAGGACCCACTGACCTAAGCGATAAGAGATAGTTCGTCGGAGTTCATATATTACCCCCGGTTTGTAAGAATCAAAGGCGACATTATCAATAATTTCTTTTGCTAGAGAGCAATTAAGAAGCTCTTGGATAATCTCATCAAGCGTTCTATTTTTGTTCGCATTCTTGATGAAAAGTTCGCAATATTGGCTAAATGCAATCATTCTCTCAGATTTGGCCGCAATGTAAGTTGCTCCTGTTGAAGAAATCATTTCCAAAGTCCTTTCACAATTGCTTTCTTTACAACATACTCGGGAAGATAAGGTGAGGTCGGATAACTTGTTCTTATCTTCATCCCTAGATAAACTTCATTCCATAGCTGGATTATAGGAGCGAGACTTTTCCATGCAGCTAAGATTGCATTGTTTAGCTTCTTTAAGTTTTTCTTTAAGTTCATCAATTTCCTCACAAAGAGCCATTATTGTAAGTTTGGCATGAAGTATTTCATGGGAAGAAGAACCATAATGTAGGTCATGTATTGCAATGTGCGGGGAAAATAAGATTGCATTCTTGGTTCTTGTTGGAATTTCAATTCTTTTCATCTTAATCTCCCGCAATTTCAGCAAGCCAAATGGCTTTGTCAAACAATTGCATTACTTCTTTGTGCGAGCTATTATCATTGAAATAACTCAAGTTACGCTCAAAATCAGATGGCAATGCTTTTTGCAAATATCGATAATATTTTGCTGTTTGACGAGTTTCGCAAACTTCCATTATCGCTCCTATAGCACAAAAAGATACTGCATAGATACTATCTGGTGATATCGACACGCCTTGACTATCTCGTGCATATGTTTTCTGTGTCCAATGTTTTTCTTTTTCAATCAGTTTTTTAGCTTCTTTTAAAATCTCACTGACTTTTCTTTCCACAATGTTTCTCCTTAGTTTCTAGATTAATCCTTCAAAACCTTAATCGGCTCAGGGGCATTATCCATGATTCCTG